ACTATCTTGAATGGGCGCATAGGGAACCTGACCTTAAACCTTTGTTGATGACTCTGTACGATGTGTGGGTATTCAAAGCAAAATCGTTTGATGCTGTAGATCAGATCGTGTCATGGGTTCCGATAGATCACACTCCTTGCCCACCTGAAGTGTTGGCATGGTGCAATCGACCTAACGTGACCCCGGTAGCAATGAGCCTGTATGGGCAGAAGATGTTGCATCAGGCAGGTGTTGATGCTTTGTATGCGCCACATGGGATTGAGTCTGTGTTCAAACCGTCTCAGGGTGGGCGTGAGATTTTGGAGATCCCTGAGGATCGTTTTGTGGTGATGATGAACGCAGCGAACAAGGGAACTGTGCCTTCCCGTAAAGCGTTTGGGGAGAACATTCTTGCGTTTGGTGTTTTCTGTAAGAAGCATCCTGAAGCCCTACTGTATTTGCATACAGAAAAACATGGGGTGCGTGGCATCAACCTTGTTGATCTGTTGAAAGCCTGTGGTGTGCCTGAAGCCAACTATCAGTTCGTTGATCAGTACGCCTATCAGATGGGGATTTCGCAAGAGGTTCTAGCCAAGTTTTATTCTGCTGCTGATGTGTTGTTGGCTGTGTCGATGGGTGAAGGTTTTGGTATTCCTGTGATTGAGGCGCAAGCCTGTGGTACACGGGTGATCACTTCTGATCAGACAGCGCAACCTGAACTTGTTGGGGATGGGTGGCTTTCCAAATCTCAACCGTTTTGGGATCACACACATAACTCTTTTCTGCATACACCTATCACGGAATCTATTTTGGAATGCCTAGAACAATCATGGGCTGCACCCCGTACAACGTCGCAGGATGCGTTAAACCACGCAAAGCACTATCAGGCAGATGAAGTCTTTAGAACCCATTGGAAGCCCATCATGGGGCTTCTCAGTTGAGTGTGGCTTGGCTAACCCATCATCTTCCTGTTGAGGATACGGGTGGGGGCAAATGGTTACCGGGCAAGTATCGGGGTGGGGCAGAACTCTCTGATCAGGCCTACAGGGATTGCGCACCACCTTGGATAGATATTGATTTGATTCCTGCTGCTGAATGGGAACGTGCGTTGGATCATGAACGCATTGTGATCACAGGCACGGATATGCTTTCAGAGGAAGCCATGTGTGTTCTTGCGGAACGGGAACCGATGGTTTTCATACACCATGAACAAGACGAATCGGGTGGGCGTTTGCAGTTGATCAACAACGCTGCCCCATTCGTTTGTCATACCCCGGCACATTTGGAACGGGAACTGTTGTGGACAGAACCACAATGGTCAGAGTTGGTGTTATCCCATTTCGATACAAGCCAATGCCACAACCGTGAGAAGCGTGAGTTTGCGCTGTGGGCTGCACGACTCCATCCGCTGAAAGGTTTGAATCAGGCTAAGTTTTGGGCAGCGTCAGCAGGTTTTGATTTAGCGATTGCCTACCGTTCTAGTCGTGAAGAAGTATTGAACCTAATGAGTTTTGCTGAAGTGTTTGTGCATCTACCGTTGAACTTTGAGAGTGAAGGCAGGGCTGTGATGGAAGCAGTTATTTCAGGTTGCAGGATTGTCACCAACAAGAATGTTGGGTTGATCAGCGTTGATGGTTGGGATGACCCGTCTAGGTTAAAAGACATGGTTGATGAGGCAGGCACAAAGTTTTGGGAAATGGTATGCCGGTAGCAATCCTGATCCCGACGTACCACAGGGCCAACAAGATCGCTCAGGTGACTTTGAACGCTTTAGATTCCACAGATCATGCCAACGTCTATTTCATTGTTGAGCCACATGACCACGAAACCATTTCTGCTGTGGTGGGTACGGTTGGCGCAAACCTGATTCTGAATCGACGCAAAGCCAACTATGCCGGGGCTATCAACACCGGGGTAATTGATACTGATGAACCGTATGTGTTTGCAGGTGCAGATGATTTGAACTTTCATCAAGGATGGTTTGAGGCTGCCGTTGCCTTAATGAAGAAACCGATTGAGGTTGTTGGCACTAACGATCTAGGCAACCCGTCTGTGATGTTGGGGGATCATGCAACCCATTATCTTGTTTCCCGTAACTATGCGACACAAGGCGTAGCAGATCGAGATGGGATCATGCTTCATGAAGGTTACGACCATAATTGGTGTGATACAGAGTTCATAAGAACCGCTAGATGGCGTGGCAAGTTTGCACCCTGTTTGGAAAGCAAAGTGGAACACCTGCATTTTGCGTGGGGTAAAGCACGAATGGATGAGACATATGTTAAAGGAATATCTAATGAAGGCATTGATTCACGTTTGTTTCAAGAAAGAAGTGAACTATGGACTACGCAATAACAGGGGGCGCAGGTTTCATAGGAACCAACATTGCCCAAAGGCTCATTGAACAAGGGCATAGCGTTCATGTGTTTTCTAAACGACCACCCACAGATCCTTTCCGCAAACAAATATGGGATGAATGCGACACACGCACAATCATCGATCTAACAAAACAGATACCTGATTTCTCGCAGATGCACCGGGTCATCCATTTGGCTGCTGATATGGGTGGTGTGGGCTACTTCAGCAAAGAAGATTATTACCCTTACATCAACAACAGCAGAATAGATTTCAATGTGCTGCAAGCCATTGAGCGTTACAAGATTGAACGTTCCTTTGTGGCTTCGTCTGCTTGTGCGTACCCAACAGAAGTACAAACCATTGAAGGCTTTGCCCCCAAACTGCACGAAGGATTGTTGGAAACAGGCACACCCGATTTGATGTATGGGCGTGAAAAACTGATGTTGATACGGTTGGCTGAACGTCACCCTCTAGATGTACGGGTTGGGATTCTCCACACGATCTATGGGATAGGGCAGGAATCCGCAGGGCAACGCATGAAGTTCCCTACCGCTGCAGCCACCAAAGCATTACAAGCAATCAAAACTAGACGCATAGAGGTATGGGGCAATGGCGAACAGTTGCGTTCCTACTTGTATATCTCTGATGCGGTATCAAAGATTCTTGCTGTGCTAGAAGGCGAATACGATGGGCCTGTGAACATTGGTGCTGAAGGTGCTGTGACCTGTAATCAGGTTGTGGAGTTGTGCGCCAAACTTGCAGGTGTTGATGCCTATGAGATTGTGCATAACCCTGCGGAACCATCAGGTGTGTTGGGTAGAGATTGTGACAACCGTATGTTTAACAACCTGTATGGCGATCTGCAGCAGTTGGGGTATTCTGAAGGCTACGGGCTACTCATAGAATGGTTGAGGCAAAGTGGCAGTTACTAATGGATACACAACGCTTGCAAGTGTCAAGGCTGCTTTACGCATCACAGATACTGTTGATGATGCGCTCATTGAATCTTCTATCAACTCTGCTTCCCGTCTGATCGACGGCTATTGCAGCAGGGCTTTCTACAATCAAGGCACAGCGGTACGGTACTTTGCCCCACAAGATGATTTGTATTGTGAGGTTGATGACCTTGCAGGTACAGCAATCACTCTTGCTACTGATCCTCAGGCTGATGGCACATTTGAACAAACTTGGGCTGTTTCGGATTATCAGTTGGAACCTTTGAACGGGATCCTTGATGGGCAACGATGGGCGTTCACACGCATCAGAGCAGCAATGAACTACCTGTTCCCTGTAACCAACGATCTTGCTTTAGTCAAAGTCACAGGTGTTTGGGGTTGGCCTGCCATACCTGCACCTGTAGAAACTGCTTGCATCATCCAATCGCAACGCATCTTCAAACGATTTGATTCACCATTGGGTGTCGCAGGCTTTGGTGACATGGGTGCTATTCGTGTGACCCGTGCGTTAGATGGCGATGTGGCACAACTTGTGGAACCGTTTAGACGTATGAGGAACATGGCGTGACAGCAACCATCACAGAAGTAAAGACAGGGTTAGCGAACAGGCTTGCCACGATTCCCGGTTTACGCACCTACGCCTACCAACCTGATCAACTCAATGCGCCGATGGCGTACAGCAACCTCAACTCCATTACTTATCATCGCACCTTTGGCGGTATGACAGAAATGGAATATACAGTTACTTTGATTGTGGCTAGGGCAACAGAGCGCACAGCAGAAGCATCCGTTGATGGTTACACATCGTATTCAGGAACCAACTCTGTGAGGGCTGCCATAGAAGCAGACAGAACTTTGGGTGGCGTAGTCGATGATCTCATCGTAGAGTCTGCCACAGGTATCCAATCTGTGTCAGCAAATGATACTGAATACCTATCTGTTGATTTCGTTGTAAGGGTGTATTCTTAGCGTCATGGAATATCGCATCATTGGAGAGTTACACGTTCACGATCTGCCACCCGGCACAATCGTTGAAATTGACGAAACATGGAATGTAGAGTTTCTGTTGGCGACGGGTCACCTAGAGCCTATTGAATCTTCTGCGCAAAAGAAGAAACCTATTGATCCGTCTGAATCAGGAGAATAAATCATGGCAAAAATTGTCGCTACTAATGTTGTTGTAAAAATAGGTGGTGTGGATCTTTCACAGTACGTATCAAACGTAAGCCTTTCAAGTTCGGCAGACGCTATTGAAACTACTTCGTTTTCTAGTGCAGGCGCACGGGAAAGAGTTTCAGGTTTGAAAGATAACTCTGTCACCATCGACTTCATGCAGGACTATGCAGCATCCGCTGTAGAAGCAACCGTGTACCCACTCATCGGTTCAACCGCTGTGGCATTTGAAATCTTGCCAAACGGTACAGCAGTCAGTTCTACTAATCCAAAGTACACAGGTTCTTTGATCGTCGTGGATTGGACACCTGTTGCCGGTGCTGTAGGCGAACTTCTTACTGCTTCTGTTACATGGCCAATCACGGGTGCAATTACTAAAGCAACCGCATAATTCTATTTCACTACCTGCGAGGAATCTAACGTGAGACAACAAATTGAAGTAACTTTCCTGTCAGGGCAGACCGTGAGCATGATTGCGGTTTACCCTGACTTTGTTGCGTTTGAAGAGAAGTTCCAAACCCACCCAATAGTTCTGACTATGGATGATTTCAGGATGACCCATCAAGGTTATTTGGCTTGGGCTTGTCAGCGACGTGAAAAGAAAACTGAACTCTCATGGGAAGAGTGGATCAACACGGTTGAATCTGTGAAGTACACGGATGATGAGGATGTTGATTTAGTCCCTTTGGAGAGTCCTCAGCGCATTGGTTGATTGCACGGCTTAGCGTTGAGTCAGGTATTGCCCCATCAGTTCTTCTGCAAGAATCATCTAGAATGATTTGGACAATGAATGCCTACCTGCGGTGGCGACGGATTCACGAAGGTAGATAACTATGGCAAGCACCACCCACAAAATGACTACACATGATTTGGGTGCGTTGATTCGTGGTATCGGGAACGCTGCATCAGAGTCCCAAAAGAAGGCTGTGTTCAACGCTGCCATGCACATGAAGAATGTGATTGAAGCAGAACGCAACAAGGCTTTGAAAGGCAAAGATTACTTCTCTGCCATGAACAACCGCAAAACCAAATCAGGGAAGTTCACAGGGGTTCGACCACAGAACAACAGGCTTCTAGTGTCATTCAACGTGAAGGGTGAATACCATCCAACCGCATTGCTGATTGCTAAAGGGCCTTGGGGCTTGTTGGAATATGGTGCTGTGCCTCACGATATCAACTCCAAGTTAGGCACGATTAGCGCAAGGGGTGCTAAGGATGTGCGCCAAAAGAAGATTGCTCAACGTCGTTTAGATATTGCGTTTGGGGCTAGAGGAACTTTTAGTGGGGCTTTGCCTATGGGTAATCCACGTAAAGGGTTTGGGCCTGTCTATCGTGTGCGCAAACACCCCGGAACACGACCACGCAAAACCTTTAGCAGGGCTGTTGATATGGCTACACCCAAAGCCACAGAGATTGCTACATCGTTGATCCAAACAAACATCATCAGGCATTTGCGTACGCAGTTTGGTTCTACAATTTATCTCACAGGCGACACAGGTTCTTTCAGAGAGTTGGTTGGATAGTGGCAACAGTTTCACAACGTTTAGCGTTCCTCATATCAGCCAACGCTGATCAAGCAATCAAAGCATTTGACAAAACCGCCAACGCTGCTGAGAAGCAGATGGGCAAAGCAACTAAGAGCATCGACAAGGTTGGTGCGAACATGACCAAGTTTGGTGCTGCAGGTTTGGCTGCTGCAGGAACTTTGGGTGCAGGTTTATTCAAGTTGGCTCAGGGTGCTATTGACGATCAGAAAGCACAAGCCCTACTTGCGCAACAACTGAAAACAACTACCGGGGCAACTAACGCTCAGGTGGCTGCTGTTGAGAAACTGATAGACGAAACCGCTAGGGCTACGGGTGTGGTCGATGACGATTTGAGACCTGCGTTTTCGACTTTG